AAGTATGAGAGGAGAGAGAAAAATGAACGTATTACGCGAGGATAAGGAGCTAGCGAATGAACTAGTACAGTGTTGTGATTACAGTTTGTTTCGAGCGAGAACTGCGTTTTTAGATCGCTCGCTCGACATACACGGAAGGCTTGCAGAAGCGGAAAGATGGGTGCGTGAATTTATGCGTTGCAAGCGAGACTTGGACAAGCTAGTCACACGAAAAGAAGAACATGACAGACTCGTTGAGATCGTTGAAACGATGCGCGAAAAAGGAATAGATATTGCGATTGTTATGAGAAAGGGGAATGAGTGATGAATATCGTGTTTTCAGCTAGCCGTCTTATGAAAGTTTCAGAGGTTCGTAGACTTTGCCAGCAAATGAGAGAAAATCCAACGCTGTTGTTAGCGACTGAACTGTACGCGAAGGAAGTGCTGTACAAGCAATTCCTTGCGAAAAAGAAAAAGCTAGCCTAACAGCTAGCTGAACCCGAACCAAATACTATTATACCATTTTCAACTCGACAGGTCTAGTGCCTGTCGTCAGGTGCAGGAGCGCGTTTCTCCCATCCTCACGCGAGAGTCTCCCCCATCTCGCTCGCGCGTTCTTGCACTTGACGATGTGCGCTAGCACATCTACTACAAACGAACGGAGGTGATGAAGAGTGACTCGCGAGGAGAAAAGAAAAATAAGGTTACAAATAATTAATCTCCTCGATCGTTGCGAAGGATGCAGGCATAAAACAAAACTGGGTGCGTCAGTAACCGAGTGCAGGAGATGTCCGATTGGTAAGAAGTTGAACGAGCTTTCTTCAATGTTAGAAAACAAAAAGAAGCGCACGGACGCAAAGCCGTGGAGAGAGGAAGAAGAAAAATATCTCTCGGAAAACCATGGCAAAATGAAGTATAAAAATATCGCCCAAAAACTCGGGCGAACACCAAAAGCGATTAAGGCTAAAGTGAACAAGATGAGGAAGGCAGGCCTCATCAAAGAAAAAACAAAAACAAGTTAAGTTCATAATAACTGATTTATGAACGTAAGACAAGGAGTGGTCTTATGATAATGGCGTTAGAGATACGTATTGCTGGTGTGAACGCGGCGATTGCGCTTGTGCAAAAGCAGTTAGAAGAAAGTGACGATCGCACAGAAAAAGCGTTTTTGCAAGGATTGCTTGCAGGCTATGAGAAGCACTTGAACGCACTTACTGAACTTTTGGAGATCACAAAAAACGAGGAGGAATACACATATGAAGTTGTATGAGTTAGCACGGAGTTACGCTGAACTGCTTGACAGGGCAGAAGACATTGACACTGAAGCGCTTGTTGATACGTTGGCATCGCTGCAAGACGCGATTGAGGACAAAGCGGAAAACATCGCGAAACTGATTAAAAATCTCGAAGCTGATGCAAAGATCATCAAAGAAGAGGAACAGCGACTTGCTGAACGTCGTCGTGCGATTGAAGCGAAAGTGGACAAGCTCAAAATGTACTTGCAGGAACAGCTTGAAATCGCTGGATTGCAGAAGGTGAAGCGCCCGACGATCACTGTTTCGATTCAAGCGAATCCTCCAAGTGTTGACGTGATCGACGAAAAGGCGATTCCAAACGACTTCTTAATTCCGCAAGCTCCGAAAGTGGACAAGCGTTCTATCCTTGAACGGTTGAAAAAAGGTGAAAGCGTGCCAGGCGTGACATTGAAGCAGACGAAAGGAGTGCGGATTCGATGAGCAACGAAATTGCAAAGCAAGCAAACTCACTATCTATCATTGAAAGTGTCGATATCGGAGCAGTACAGTCGACGCTCACGAAAATCAATCAATTTCAAGCTGTTGTACAAAACACATTGAAGAAGAATCACGACTACGGAGTGATTCCAGGGACGCCGAAGCCGACGCTACTCAAGCCTGGGGCTGAGAAAATCCAGATGTTGCTTGGTGTCACAAGTGAGTATGAGGTCATCGAGCACATTAATGATTATGAGAATGGGTTCTTTGCTTTCACTGTCCGGTGCATCATCTACAAAAACGGTGTAAAAATCACAGAAGGACTAGGGCATTGTAACAACCGTGAACCAAAGTTTTACAAACGGAAAGACGGTTCTATCCAAGACCCTTACGAGAAGGTTAACACGGTTTTGAAAATGGCTAAGAAACGTGCGCAGATCGATGCGACATTGACACTCGCCAGCTTGTCGGAAGTGTTTACCCAGGACATCGAGGACATGCAAGAGTTCATTCAGACAGAGCAGGTCGAGACAATGACGGCTAAAGAAGCAGCGCAAATTAAGTTAACGTTTGGAAAGCACAAAGGAAAGACGCTCAAAGAAATCTACCAAGCACATCCTGACTATCTCGATTGGTTGTTGAAACAAGATAGAACGGATGCAGTAATCAAAAAGGCAATCCAGCTGATGTTCGATGCCGTGAAAGAAAAAACGCAGAATAAACCGACGCAACCGCAAGAGCAAGCGCAACCACAGCAAGAGCCGATGATCGACCCTCTCGATGGAGAAGTCATCGAAATCAGCGACGATGACCTTCCGTTTGGGATGAATGAGTAATGGAATACAGAGTCGCTATTCCCGACTGTTATAAATGGATGGCTGCTGGCAACAAGAAACTCTACGTCGAGTACGTCAAGGGATATGTCAAAAGCAGTCATCCCGGCTTAAAGCCGGTGAGGGTTGAGGGGCGATATGTGATTTGCGTGAAGGAGGTTAGACGACAATGAGACCTCATGAGTTTAAATACGAGAACCCAAACCATTTATTCTTTGTGTGCCGAAAAATCCTTTTCAAAAACGGAATTAAACTGGACTACGAAGATCAGGTTGGACTGAAGGGCATATGCGAAAAAGTGTTCTTTTTCCAAGAAAAATACGAAGATTTGATTCGCCAGTTAGAGTTAAGAGAGTTGACGAGAATTTTCACTTATAAACTTTTTCAATCGTACGACGCGGATTCCCTTCGTGACAACTTAGAGAGCTTTGTTGAGGTTTTCAGGCGTTACCAACAAATTGTTAAGGAAGAGACTCCTGATCGAAACGAATATCGCGATTTATATGACGAGTACTATAAGCCCATTATCATAAAGGAAAAGTTTTGGAGTTCTGCTGACAAGCGATACAAACACTTGGCCAAAAAATTTCTCGAAAAACAAAAAGAGATCGAGAAAAAACACGGGGTTTACTTTTTGTACGACCATGACAAACAACTCATTTATATCGGAAAAAGCGTTCACGACTTGTGGGGACGGATTATTTCATCGGCCAAAGAACGAAATGCCGTTTACTATTCATACGCATTAACCAAAACAAAAAGCGATACATCCGTTTACGAGATGTACTACATCTCAAAATACAAGCCGAAGTTGAACAATGACGGAAAGTACAATGATGAAGTGACGATTTCACTCCCTGATTTGGAATTCACGGAGCTGCAATTTGTTTACCAAGAGGACGAGGAGGAGTTCGAAAATGGCCAAGTTCAGACAAATACACGTTGACTTTTGGCAGGATAGTTTTGTGATCGAACTTACACCAGAGGAGAAATACTTTTACCTTTACCTAATGACAAATAGCAAAACATCACAATGCGGCATTTATGAGTTGCCCAAAAAAATCATCGAAATGGATACAGGATATAACCGTGAAACAGTCGATAAGCTGCTGAAGCGCTTTGTGGACTACGGAAAAATCAAATACAACGAGGAAACAAAAGAGGTCTTCCTTGTGAATTGGATTAAGTACAATGCGATCAAAAGCCCGAAAGTAAAGTCTTGCATCACAAAAGAACTGGAAAAAGTGAAGACCAAAGAGTTTATCGCGGAGTTTTTAGCGATGTGCAAACGGTGTGGATATGAAATAGATACCCTATCTATACCCTATCCATACGGTATCGATACGGTATCCATAGACTATGGGGAAGAAAAAGAACAAGAAAAAGAACAAGAAGAAGAACAAGAAGAAGAAAAGAATAATGTTGTTGTAGCAGTAGTAAACGCTCATCGCTTCTATCAAGAAAACTTTGGTGTAGAAAGTCCATTCATCGGCGAATGTATCGATCGATGGATAGATGACATCGGAGAGGAACTTGTCATTGAAGCGATGAAACGAGCGTTGAAGCAGAACAAGCCATGGAACTACGCAGAAGGCATACTTAAAGATTGGGCTAG